GGAAAAATTAGCTGAATTAGAAAGAAAAAACAACAATTTATGAAAGTACGAAACATGTTTAATGCAAATGAATACAACGATAACGAGGTATTTACTGAACCATCACAAACGGTTCCTGACCAAGCATTAACAATAAGAGAAATATTAAAAAGATACGCAAGTGGACAACCACTTGGTGGAAGTCAAGAACCTATATATGAAGGAGAAGAGGGAGACGGTATCGACCCCCGCAGACTCGATTTAGCAGAAAGGCAAGAACTTGAGATAGCTGCTCGTCAAGAACTTGCTGAAATCGAAAAGCGATTAAAGAGCACAACAATAACAACTGAACAAAGGTTGACAAAAGAACAGATTCAAGATATTGAATCACAAGATGTTGAAAACATCAAAGATTAAAAGAAATATGGCTGTGCAAGTTTACTTGCATGGCCGTATTTATTAAGACAAGCGTAGCGCGTCAGTAATAAACACTAATAATACCTTGATATATTAGTGTTTATTGACACTAATAGAGTAACTTTGGAAAGTGAAAGAGGCGGAGGAAGTATGACGCACAACAATTGAACACAACAAAAAAACGATAAGTGTCACAAAAAAAACAAAAAAACGAATATTATGAGTATATGGAGTAGCCTAGCAACTTGGGCAAAAAGCGGAGCACCAAGTAGCCAATCAGTACTAAATACTGGATTAACAATGTTAACAAACTATCAAAACAGAAAAAGAGCACTAGCAGACCAAAAAGCGTTGAATTTATATAATTCACCTGCACAACAAATGCAAAGATTTAAGGAAGCGGGACTTAATCCTAACCTTATATATAAACAAACAAACGAAGGAGCAGCAGTACGCAGTACGGATGCAATAGCACCCAAAATAGATGAAACTCAATTAGATGTATTAGGTAAAACTAATAACATAGCAGTACAAAAACTTAATTTAGAAAGTATGAAATTAAGGAATCAAAATCAGCAGTTACAAAACGAAGTTTTAGCAGCACAATTACCTGATTTAAAACAAAAGCCTTTCTTTCAAAATCAACAGTCACAAGCAGCATATGATAATTTAATCGAGCAAGTAAATTTAAAGCGATTAGAAAGAAGTGCATATCCAATAAAAACCGATATACTAGCAGGTCAATTAAAAGCATTAACTACTAATAATGCATATCTAAATACTACATTAATGCAGAAGTATGACATTAATGAGTTAGTAAAAAAGAATATGAATGCAATTATTCAGGGTAGAGTAAATCAAAATGATTTACAAAAAATAGAATTAGATGTAAAAAATGAATTAAACCAAATTGCAGATGGTTTAGGTTCAAGTGTAGGTGGTAAAGTAATGGAATTTTTAGGTAAAACATTATTAATGTTTTTAGGTAAAAAATAAAAATTATGAGATTATATACACAAGACCAACTATTAAGATTAATTAAGTTGTATAATACAGCAGATGAATCAGAAAAAAAGTTATTAAAACCATATTGTGACCAAGCAATATTTAAATATTTTAATCACAAACTAAAAACAAAAAAATGCGAAGACGAAACTCATATCGCCGCTCATCTCGAAAGCGCGGTTATGGCAAGCGTAAAGTAAGCCGCAGTTATTATGTATCACGTGGCGGAATCAGACTATAACATCTAGGGGTTAGTCACCCCTTATTTAAAAACATTAAAAACAAAACAACATGAAGCCGAATTTATTTAATTCGATTAAGCTGCAAAGACCAAAAAAGAATGTCTTTGACCTCACCCATGACGTAAAGTTATCAGCAGAAATGGGCAATTTAACTCCAATTTTAACATTGGAATGTGTACCTGGTGACAAGTTTGAATTAGGTTGCGAAAGTCTTATTAGATTTGCACCAATGATTGCACCTGTAATGCATCGTATGGATGTATCTATGCATTATTTCTTTGTCCCTAACCGTATATTATGGCAAAATTGGGAAAAATTTATTACAGGAAATGATGAAGTTGTACCACCAACTATAACAACAAGAACTGATATACAAAATGCTTCACAAAAGAAATTTTTAGATTATCTTGGTGTACCACCAAACAATACTTTTAATTCACAACCAATTAGTGCATTGCCTATAGCTGCATATCAATGTATATATAATGAATATTATCGTGATCAAAATTTAATTGCTCCTGTAAATTATAAACTTACAGATGGAAATAATACATCTAATCAAGATGATTTATTAGAATTACGAAAAAGAGCTTGGGAACATGATTATTTTACAGCATCTTTACCATTTGCACAAAAAGGAGCAGCTGTCGATATACCATTAGGAACAATTACAACACCATATAATAAAATAGAAGGTACAGGAGGTGTAGATGTAGCACAAGTTGGTGGCGGTAGTTATGATGTAAACGCTGCACCATCACCATTAACTAATGGTTTATATGCACCACAAGTAACAGCAGAAGTAGAACCAACTACAATAAACGATTTACGTCGTGCTTTTAGATTACAAGAATGGCTAGAAAAAAATGCTAGAGGTGGTACTCGTTATATTGAAAGTATTTTAACACATTTTGGTGTTAAATCATCAGACAAAAGATTACAAAGACCTGAATATATCACAGGAGTAAAATCACCAGTAGTAATTAGCGAAATAGTAAATACAACAGGCCAAGATGGTGGATTAGCACAAGGTAACATGGCAGGACATGGTATTTCAGTAACATCAGGCCGTTCAGGTTCATATTATTGTGAAGAGCATGGCTATATTATAGGAGTAATGTCAGTAATGCCAAAAACTTGTTATCAACAAGGCATTCCTAAAACATTTTTAAAAAATGATAATTTGGATTATTTTTGGCCATCATTTGCACATATTGGAGAACAAGCTGTTACCAATAACGAAATATATGCTTATACTACTGATTCAAATGATACATTTGGTTATGTACCAAGATATGCTGAATATAAATACATGCCATCAAGAGTTGCAGGAGAATTCAGAGATGATTTAAATTTTTGGCATCTAGGTAGAATATTTGATTCTGCACCTGCACTTAGTGGAGAATTTGTATCATGTACACCAACAAAAAGGATTTTTGCAGTATTAGAAGGACCCGGTTCTGAAGCAACTGATAGTTTATATTGTCATGTGCTAAATAAAATCAAAGCTGTAAGGCCTATGCCAAAATTTGGAACACCAATGTTTTAACCATGAGTACTAGGTGTATAACTCCTTTCTATAAGAAAGAACAAACAAAAGGAGAACATATACCATTTCCTTGTGGAAAATGCCCCCCATGTAAGAAAAGACGAACATCAGGATGGTCTTTTCGATTAGTTAAAGAAGGAGAGCGGAGTCTATCCGCTCTCTTTATAACTTTAACATACGATACACAATACGTTCCAATAACATCGAATGGATATATGTCTTTAGATCTAAAAGACTTACAAAAATTTTTTAAACGATTAAGAAAATTATCAGATGAAAAACTTAAGTATTACGCGGTTGGAGAATATGGCAGCAACAAAAAACGCCCACATTATCATATCATTCTTTATAATGCTAATAAAGACCATATTGCAAGGGCTTGGGCTCTTAATAATAAGTCTATTGGTTCTTACCATATTGGTAATGTTAGTGCTGCCTCTATTGGTTATACCCTCAAATACATGAGTAAAAAATCACAAATTCCAATTCATATAAATGATGATAGAAAAAAGGAATTTAGCGTGATGTCAAAAGGACTAGGTAGCAATTATATAACTGAAGCTATGATAAAATGGCATAAAAATAACTTGGAACAACGTATGTTTGTTCCAATAGAAGATGGTAAAAAAATTGCAATGCCACGCTATTATAAGGACAAAATGTATAATGAAGAAGAAAAGGATAAAATAGCTAAATACATGGTTAAAATTAGCGAAGAATTAGATTTAAAAATATCACAAGAATTCAGCAGTTTTACTGAACAGGAAAAAGTCCTATCTGAAAGACATATTTTTGCATTTAAAAAAATGGAAAAATTAGCTGAATTAGAAAGAAAAAACAACAATTTATGAAAGTACGAAACATGTTTAATGCAAATGAATACAACGATAACGAGGTATTTACTGAACCATCACAAACGGTTCCTGACCAAGCAT